ACCAATCCAATCTGGATTACAATATTCTTTAACACCTAATGCATAAGTTCCAAGTTGTAGTTTATAATTCAAATCAGAGTTTGCTACTCTATTTACTTTTCTACCAAACATAGTAGTCCATTTATAAGCAGCTGCTGTTTTCAAATCATATAACCTAAATTCTTTTCTATTATCATTAGTTTTAATCGTAGTCATTTGACCAGCGTCAAACGTACCAGACACTTCTAAATCTTTTATACGAACCTTTTGCTCAACATAAACTTCTCTTTGTACAGGAGCATCTTCAGTTTGCATTTCATCAAGTTTACTTTTATACATTGATATTGCTTTTTCAACATCACTATGCACAATAGTTCCGAGTCTCAGTAATCTATATGACTTATCATCTTTTACATCTGATGGATAATCATAGTAAGAATACATTTGTTTTCTGTAACAAGAACCAGCAGACGATGCATGAAATACACCTTTATCTCTTTGCTTTGTATTTTCTTGTTCTTTTAAGTAAGCATTGTAAACGATTTCAATATCCATATATCTCTCCTTATATGTCTCCTAAATTTAATAATATCAATACTTATAGTCAACAGACAGACGACTAATTAAGTGACTTCGTGAAGGCCTCATACGCTGAAAGTGTTAATTAATCGCCATATCTGTCCACATACCATTATTTTACAGCGCGTTTAATCCATTGTTCAAAATCAATAAGATGTGACTTTTTGAATCCAGCAACATTGAACTTTATTGGGTAACAATGTTTCCAGAATTGTTGTACAGTATATGGATTGTCTTCTTCGTAATATTTTGTCCATTTCCATTCATACAATACGATTACAATATCGTTATTGTTGGTAGACCTAAATATATATTCTCCAGATGACTTACCATTTCCACTCCATGAAGGTTCTCCAAACTTTCTTACAAGACTCATAGGTATCAAATCCACATGACCAATCAAACTACTTCCGTCTGCTAATGCTTTCTTGATACCATTTAGTTGTTCATACTTCATATCTCTCCTCTTACTTTTTGTATTGTGTAGTTGTAACAGTATCCAGTACAAGAGTCTTCCCAACGATTTTCCACTAATCTCAAGTTAGTATTGACTTGTAGACTAATATAATGCTCTTCTTTCAACCGAAGATGCCTAGATATTGTTAGTATCCAATCTTCGTACTCATCTTTTGCTATCTTAACTCTTTCATACTTGTATATACCAAGTAATAATCTCATCTTGTTAATACTTTCTTGAAGCATTACGTTGAATGGTATAACAGTATTTACTTTTTTACCAGTATATGAACACTTTCTTTTACCATCCACTTCCAACATACCATCTTTCTTTAAATCATTTACTCTTCCGCTTACCGCATTTATTTCATAGTTAGTGAGATTAGCAATCTCTCTGTTTGTCAGACCTTTGTTATGTATTTTAAAATGACTGTTTACTACATACAGTATCTTTTCTCTTTGAGTATCTCCAACACCACTATCATTAAGCTCTACATAAGCTTCTTTGCTTGTACTTGCTACTCCTTTACTTATCATTTGATTTTGCATTTTCTTCTCCTTCTTTATTTATGTAATCAAAACCTAATACCCATTTTAATGCATCTATTGAACCTTCTAATTTTTGTATTAATGGTTTGTTTACTTGTGGGTTTTTGTTTGCATGACTCAACAAAGTTAATTCTTTCTCTAGTCTTATCACGACTTCATCTTTATGCATAAGATGTAATATTGCTTTACTCATCATCATCTCCTATTGTTAATTGATACAGTCCATATACAAATGCGACTGCTATAAATATTGCTACTATTATGTTCATTGTTTCTCCTTTCTATGTGTTAAAATAAGGCACTGCTCTAAGGATGCGGAGTCCTTTTCTGTATATTGTAGTTGTGGATATAAGAAAGTGAACAGTGCCTGTAAAGTTCTGGCCCAACTTTTGTTTATTTTAATTTCACATCGTTAATATTTTGAAACATCAACTAGACAATTGTTGAGCCATTTTTAAAATCTTTGAGTGCCTCCGACCTTATCCTCACATGAATTCGGTACATGACCCTGCGCAATGTGGGGAACCGTTTTTTACAGTTGGCTACGCGCTACCACCGAAGTACACTCAAATACTATTTCTTAAACTTTATTATTTCTATTGCTCTCTTTAGATATAAGACCATTAATTCTTTTTGCTCTACAATCCCTCTAACATGGTCAAATCTTGTTTTTGTTTTAGGGTCTTCTACCAACTCTATCAATGTTAATAATCCTTTTATAACATCTTCATTAAACACTATCTCTTCTGGTTTATTAGAACCTTTACCACAAGTCAAACAAACACATCCTAACTCTGGAAACTCATGAGCATGATTTATTTGAGGGTCTCCGCAAGAGCAATGATGAAACAAACCAACATTATCATAAGTCATAATAACCTCCTAAAATTAAAAAGGGCAAGACATTCCAAAGCCATTGCGAATCGGCATTGCTGTATCAGTTGTAGCCGTAACTAAGTCATATCAAATAGAATGGAGTAACTATCAGAGTGAACGACCTCGCCCTTTTATTATTATTTTTTACGCCTAGGTTTGCGATGCTCTGGCATTATCTTAAGTCTGCCATGAGGTATATCTATAACTAATACATTACCTTCTTTATAAGCATCAACAATTAAGTCTGGCATATTTTCTTCAAACCATTTGTATGTTACCATTTACTTCTCCTTTATTAAAAATTTTGCATAGACCACATTACTTTAGGCGAAGTGGATGCCGTGTCATATCTACGCTTTAGACTCTTGAACTGCTCCTTATAAGTTAATACCCAAGTTATCGTAAAAATAGAAGTAATAATCCCTATTGTCTCTATGTTAGACTTTATATTATTTAGTAGATACACATCATATTCTCACGACACTTGAGCAGTTAAACACTTTATATCACACAGTTAAATGTAATAGATTAAATAAAAGAGGTTGTGGGGACTAAAGAGCCCCCATCCTCATAACTGCTATATGTCTAAGTTAGGAAGTTCGGGTTCTTTCTCTAACGATACACCAGTTTCATCTCTACAGAACTCGTTGATAGTCTGAAGTTGACCAGCAAGCTCTCGCTTGTAATCTCTTTGACTCTTGTTCCATGACTTGAACATATTATTGTAACTGCTCTTAATAGGAGCTGCTAGTATCTTCTTCAAGCCTTCAGCTCTAACTTGACGAGCTAGGTTACGATAGTATTCAACTCTATCCTCTGTGTTTTCAACCTTAGGTTCTTCCTTCGGTTGTCTTGATATTAATGTCATAATATTCTCCTTATTAGACTGTTAATTAATTATTAAAGTAATAATTAAAATGAAAAATAACTGAAAAGTTATTTAGTAAATCCCCCATATAGGGGGTATATAATGGGAAAAAGGCTACATAACAAAATCCTACAATTTTTCTACTAATATAACTGGGGTTTTACTTGTATAGTATTGACTAATAGTTTAACTTAATGGGTGGTTGGGTCGGGATAAATAAAAGGTGTAATAAAAAATGTCCGAAGTAATAGAAGGTTTATCAAACTTAACAGTCTCAGAACAAGAAAAAATACTGAGTAAATTATCACAGGATTTAGTTCCTGTAGAAATAGACGACAAAGTATACCTTGTACCTAGAGAAGTAGACGAACTAATAGATAGTTTATCTGCTCAAGTTATATTATTAACTGAACATCAATTTAAATGGCGGAAAAAAGAAAAATTAAAGACGTAGAACATTATGTCTACGAAGATATAGACGAGTTTAGAGAGACTCATCCAAACATAGTAGTACATCCAGATTGGCGAAAAGCTAACGAAGGTGATTGGGTGTATAGTGATGATGATAGGATAGTTCAATTATTAAAAGTAAAAAACGGAGTAAGTCATCATAATGATACAAAAAACTACAATTATGCAAAAGGATGGGTTCGTACTATTGTAGGTAGTTTTATAAATAAAGAATCTACAAAGATGGATACAGACTTTGATAATCATCCAAATAGGTATACATTCTCTACTAAGATAAAAAATACATCGGAACAAATACACAAAAGAAAGAAAGTAACAAACAAAGAAAAGCAATTTGCTACAAATGTCGTTGTCGGTATGGGAGCCGTAGAAGCATATAAAAATGCATACAAAGAAGTAAACGACCAAAAAGCAAGAAAGAAAGCAACTGTACTATTAAAACAGGAAAGGGTAATGGAAGAAATACAAAAATCTGTATTAGATGTCGCAAAAGGATTAGGTATAGACCATGAGTATATACTTAGTAAACTAAAACATCTTGCTGATTATAGTGAAGATGACAACATAACATTGCAATCTGTTAAAGAACTAGGTAAAATAGTTGGAACGTCAGGTAACAATATTAAACAGAAAGAAGTAGGTCTTCTAGGTGTATTTGAAGGTTTTTCGCAAGAACAATTAGAAGGTGCTTCTAGAAAACAAATATCCGAGGGAAATAATGGGGAACTCAAACACGACAATTAAACAAACAGTTGATGAATTTAGAAAAGACGATGATGGTAATATTATAGGATGTCCTAGTTGTGGAGCTAGGAATATAAGAAAAGATGGATTTCATTATCGTAGAGATGTAAAGAAACAACAATGGCAATGTAATTCTTGTGGTAGAAAAACATTGAATCCTGTTATAGTTGAACCCTCTCCATTCAAAGTTGCTGATAGAGACCCAGATATGATGCCAATAGAAGACATCATAGACTTTAGAAAAAAAGCATATAGACAAAAAAAGAAATCAAAAGAAAGTAGGAAACTTGTAGATATAACAATAAATATTGACGGTCCTATAGGTATTGCACATTTTGGAGACCCTCATGTAGATGACGATGGTACAGACTTATCTCAAATACTAATGTATATAGACTTAATTAATAATACCGAAGGAATGTTTGCTGGTAACTTAGGAGACATACAAAACAATTGGATAGGTAGACTACAAGCATTGTATGGACAACAATCTACATCTGCAAAAGAATCATGGAGACTTACTGAATACTTTGTTAATAAATTAAATTGGTTGTACCTAGTAGCTGGTAATCATGATGTATGGAGTGGTGATGGAGACCCATTAGAATTTATTATGAGAGACCATAAAGGATTATATGAGAGATGGGGAGCAAGAATGAATCTTATATTTCCAAACGGCAAAGAAATTACTATAAATGCTAGGCATACATTCAAAGGTAATTCAATGTGGAATACAGCTCATGGTGTTGCTAAAGCAGCTCAAATGGGATGGAAAGACCATATACTTACTTGTGGACATACTCATGTCTCAGGGTATCAAGTGTTGAAAGACCCAGCATCAGGACTTATATCTCATGCATTGCAAGTAGCATCATTTAAAATAATGGATAGTTATGCAGACAAACTAGGATTAGACGATAAAAATATATTTAATTGTCCAGTTACTATTATAGACCCCAGATATGATGATGATGATAATAGATTGGTAACTACAATATTTAATCCAGAAATTGCTTGTGAGTATTTAAAGTTCTTAAGAAAATCATGAATAGAGAAAAATGGACTGATGCATTAGATGATGTTCCAGACAAGATGGAACTAGACGAAGCTATTATATTATTAAAAAAATTAAACAATAGAGTAAAAAAAGAATACATACTTTATGATATGTCATCAAAAACATATTACGATATATTAAGGATTCGTAAAGTAATAGACATAATTGAAGTACCAGAAAAGATGGAGACAACATGAAAAAGAAAAATACAATAACAAAACACGATATGAGACGTTCTATACAAAGTATATATACTCAATTGCAATTTGTTACAGAAAGACTTAGAATAACAGAAACATTATTGAATGATTTTATTGAAATGCAAAAACTGGATGATAAGTTTAGTAAATACTTAGATGGCAAATATAAACAGTCAGAACGTAAGCAAAGCTGAAGAAACTCTTCAATTAGCATATAAAGACCTTATATCGTTTGGTAAGTTATTTCTTCCAGATGATTTTATGCGGTCCGAAACTCCATTCTTTCATTATGAGATTGCAGATGCAATAGATGATAAGAATATAAAACAAACTGCAATTATTGTTCCTAGAGGTCATGGTAAAACAGTTCTTACAAAAGCATCAATTATTAAAGACTTTGTATTTGCAACAAAAGAAAACTTTTTATTTTATGCATGGGTATCCGCTACACAGAAACTTAGTGTGGGCAATATGGATTATATTAAATATCACTTAGAAAACAATGATTCAATAAAATATTATTTTGGAGAAATGAAAGGTAGAAAATGGACAGAAGAAGATATAGAGTTAAAAAATGGGTGTAAACTTATTAGTAAAAGCAATGTGGCGGGAATTAGAGGAGGTGCGAAACTACATAAAAGATATGACCTTATCGTACTCGATGACTTCGAGCATGAGGCCAACACTATTACGAAGGAAGCCAGAGATAAGAACGCTAACCTTGTTACTGCTGTTGTTTATCCTGCTATTGAACCTCATACTGGTAGGTTGCGTGTTAATGGTACTCCTGTACATTACGACTCATTCATAAATCAATTAATAAACAAATATGCTAAAGCAAAGAAAGAAAGTAAAGAGTTTGCTTGGAAGGTAATTACATACAAAGCATTAATAGATGACAAAACTCCATTATGGGAAGGATGGTTTCCATATTCTAAAATACAAGAAAAGAAAAAGTTCTATGCAGATTCTGGACAACCTCAAAAGTTTTACCAAGAATACATGATGGAAGTACAATCAGAAGAGGATGCTATATGGAGAAGAGAACATATACAATATTGGAATGGATACTACAAACATGAAGATGGAATTAATTATATTGTTAAGGATGGTAATGATATACCTGTTAATACATTCATTGGTTGCGACCCAGCCACAGACATTGATACAAAGCATAGTGACTTTTCAGTTATTACTGTAATAGCTATTGATTCCAACAATGAACTATATGTATTAGAATATGAAAGACATCGTAGTATTCCTACCATTGGTTCTAAAAATCCAGAGACAGGAGATATTATAGGAAAGAAAGGAGTCGTAGATATAATCTTAGAACTTCATCAAAAATATAATTGTATGTCGTCAACTGTAGAAGATGTAGCAATGAATAGAAGTATATTCCAAGCATTAAACGATGAAAGAAGAAGACTAAATAAGTTTGATATTTCCGTTATTCCAGAAAAACCTGGCGGAACTCAGAAGAGAAATCGCATTTATTCTGGACTTTCGGCACGTTTTAGTACAGGAACTGTGCATTTAAGGAAAAATATGTTTGATTTAATCAACGAAATTCTTACTTTCGGCCCGAAAATGGCTCACGATGATACAATTGAGAGCCTTTATTACTCACAAATACACGCTTTTCCTCCTAATATGAAAAAAGATAAGGAAAAAAAGAGTTGGTTTAAACCAAAAAGAAAAGCTAAAAGTTGGTTGGTGGCATAATGTACAAATTTGGTAAGAGAAGTAAAGAGAGATTAAAAGGTGTTGATGCTAGACTTGTCAATGTTCTTAATGAACTGATAAAGATAATGGATGTTACTATTATCGAAGGACTTCGGAGTAAGGAGCGGCAAGAGCAATTATTAGCACAAGGGAAAACTAAAACTAAGTATTCCAAACACATAGAAGGAAAAGCTGTTGACCTCGCTCCTTACCCGATAGATTGGGAAGATAGGGAGATGTTTCACTACATGGGTGGAATGTTAAGAGGATTAGGTCAAGCAATGGGTATTAAAATACGTTGGGGTGGAGATTGGGATTCTGATGGAGATATTAACGATAATAGATTTGACGACTTAGTTCATGTGGAGATAAAGGATTAATGGCAAGAACAACTAAAAAATCAAAAGCACAAGTAAACAAACAGATATGGGATAAAGCAAATAACTCCCATAGACAAAGATGGCAAACAGTTAGTCAGAAAGGATATGATTTTTATCTTAATGAACAACTAACTAAAGACGAAAAAACTATGTTAGAAGAGTCTGGTATGCCAACATTTACTATAAATAGGATAACTCCTATTATAGAGATAATGAAATACTTTGTTACTGCGAATAATCCTAAATGGAAAGCTGTAGGAGCAACAGGGGATGATGTAGATGTAGCTCAAGTACATTCAGATGTTGCAGATTATTGTTGGTATTTATCAAATGGTAAGTCTTTGTATAGTCAAGTTATACTAGACTCTCTTAC